AGAGCGCTACACGCATGTCATGCGGAAGACATCAAACGAGATCAGGAAACTACAGGTAGCTGGCCTTTACCGTGATGTGAAGATTGGCAATGCGCCAACATACGATACGGATATTCAGGAAAAGTATGACGAGCTAGAAGGCGAAAGTTCTACCGGTAGTTCAGATACGCGCCATCAGGTTCTCGAAATGCATGTCGATCTTGATCTTCCCGGCTTTGAGGATGTCGGGTCAGACGGAGAGCCGACTGAGATTGCGCTGCCGTACGTTGTAACCATTTTACGGTCAACTAATGAGGTGCTCTCCATACGTCGTAATTGGTACGAGGACGACGAGCAGAAAACCAAGCGTATGCACTTTGTGCATTACCAGTACATGCCGGGTCTCGGCTTCTACGGTTTTGGCCTGATACACCTCATTGGTGGTATAGCAAAGAGCGCGACCTCACTGATGCGACAGCTTATCGACGCTGGTACGCTTGCTAATCTTCCGGGTGGCCTGAAGTCTCGCGGCCTCAGGATTAAAGGCGATGACGCGCCAATCATGCCGGGTGAGTTCCGCGACGTTGATGTCCCCGGTGGAGCGATTAAAGACAACATCACTTTCTTGCCCTACAAAGAGCCGTCTAACGTTCTGCATCAGATGCTTGGAGAGCTTGTAGAAGAGGGTCGTCGCTTTGCATCTTTGACAGACTTGAAGCTGGCGGACATGAAGCAGGACGCCCCGGTGGGGACGACGCTTGCTCTCATCGAGCGATCAATGAAAGTGATGACTGCTATTCAGGCTCGCCTCCACGCCTCTATGAAGCGTGAATTTGTTTTGATCTCTGACCTTGTCCATGACTTTGGGGCAGATCAAAACTACGAGTATGAGTCTGAAGATGAGGCAATAAAAGCGGAAGATTTTGACGGTCGTCTGGATATTATTCCAGTGAGTGATCCGAATTCTTCCACCATGAGTCAGCGCATAATGCAGTATCAGGCCGCTTTGCAGCTTTCGCAGCAAGCGCCGCAAATGTACGATCTGCCTGAACTTCATCGTCAAATGCTTGATGTTCTTGGTATTCAGGATGCCGACGTTATTATTCCTCTCTCTAAAGAGGCAGAGCCGCGTGATCCGGTTTCAGAAAATATGGACGTTTTGAACGGCAAACCGCTCAAAGCCTTCTCTTATCAGGATCACGATGCCCACATTCAGGTCCATATGAACGCTATTCAGGACCCGAAGATACAGCAGCTTGTTGGTCAAAGCCCGATGGCTGGCACGATACAGGCAGCTATGGCGGCTCATATTCAAGAGCATCTTGGGTTCAAATATCGCAGAGAAATCGAAAAACAGCTTGGGGTCGAGTTGCCGCCTGAAGGTGAACCACTCCCAGAAGATGTTGAGGTCAAGCTATCTCGTTTGGTTGCCGAGGCTTCTGATCGACTGTTCCGTAAAGATGTTATGGAAGAGCAGATGCGTGAGAACCAAGAGAAACTCAACGATCCTGTATTCCAGTTGCAACAGCAGGAGCTTCAACTTGAGGCTGCTGACTTAGAGCGCAAGGCGCAAACGGACACAGCCCGCATGATTGCGAAGCTGAAAGAAGCGCAAATGCGTCAGGAAACTGAGATTGTGAGAATTAAGTCTCAAGAAAGAATGGAGGGCGCACGTCTGGGTGTTCAGATAGCGCAGGAATCCTTGGAAGCTCAACAGCGCAAAGAAAGCGCTGACAAGCGTCAGGTTCTTGATACTGCAAAAATTCTTGCTGATGTCGGAAAAAACTTGATGGAACCGAATAATAGCAATACAAACACTTCAGGTTAAAAATAACCTGAAGGTGCGAAGTGGTGGACAGAGTTGAAAATGTATACGAGGTGTTTCAAAAAAATCTTAGGTCTGTGATGAATGAGCAGGCCGACTTCTTGGCTACTGGTGGTGCGCGTAGCTTTGAGGAATACCACAAAATTGTGGGTGTAATAGAGGGATTGGCTGTAGCAGAGAGAGAGCTTCTCGATTTGTTTCAGGCTTTGCGTAAAGGAGAAGAAGATGACTGACGACAATGTCGTTAAACTGGCTGAAGCCAGAAAAGCCAAAGCTCTGCCAGAGCCTGTTGGCTACAGAATTTTAATTGCCATACCGGAAAAAGAACAGAAAACAGACGGCGGTGTTTTGTTGCCTGAAGACACGCGAAAGCGTGAGGAGGCGGCGAGCATGGTCGGCATGGTTCTGAAAATGGGTCCTGACGCCTACACGGATACTGAAAGGTTCCCGAATGGACCTTGGTGTAAAGAGGGCGACTTTATACTTATGCGTTCCTACTCGGGTACGCGAATTGAAATTCATGGGCAGGAATTCAGGGTTATCAACGATGACTCTGTTGAGGCTGTTGTTGAGGACCCAAGAGGGATTAAAAAGGTATGAGCGATCAAAGTTTAGCAGAAGACCAGACTGAGGCGGTAGAGATTGATCTGGATATTGATCCAGATGCACTTGAAGTTGAGGTCGTTGATGATACCCCTGAGGAAGACCGGAACCGCCCTAATAGGGCTGATTCCGAGGAAGACAACGATTCTGACCTAGACGAGAATCAGCTTAGTCAGCGTATTCAGAAACGTATTGGAAAGTTGCGTTATGAGTACAACGAGGAGCGGCGGGAAAAGGAGCGTTTCCAAAGGGAGAATGGTGAGGCGGTAAACTACGCCAAGCAAATTCAAGCTGAAAACGAGTCTCTGAAAAATCAACACGCTGAGTTGAGGCGTTTGCTCTACGATCAGGTGGGGGCCAAGACCGATAGCGAGATTGAGGGCGCAAAGCGCAAGTATAGGGAGGCCTATGAAAGCGGAGACACTGATTCAGTTGTTTCTGCCCAAGAAGAGCTTTCTAGACTTCATGCTGAAAAAGTTCGGTATTCGATGGAGTCTGAGAGTCTGAATCAACCGCTTCCTCAAGCACAACCTGAACAGCAACAAGCCCCTCAGGTTGAGCCACCCGATCCTATGGCTGTTGACTGGATAAAGAGAAATTCGTGGTTCCAGAAGCCCGGACACGAAGAGATGACGGGCTTTGCTATTGGCCTACATGAAAAACTCGTAAAGCAGGGGGTAGACCCTCGCAATAATCCGGGTTATTATGAACAAATAGATTCTGCTCTACATGGGCAGTTTTCGGAATTCTTCGGTGAAGGCAACACTCTTGCTAGTGAAACTCCGACTTCTCGAAGAACTCCGGTGGTAGCACCTACCAAAAGGGGGGCGGGTGCATCGCCGCGCAAAGTGGAGTTGACTAGCACCCAAGTTTCTCTCGCTAAGAAACTGGGTTTATCGCCTCAACAGTACGCGGCACAGCTTGTGAAGGAGATAAGCAATGGCTGACGTTAGAGGAACAGAGCGCAAACCAAGACAGGCAGAGGCCCGCGAAACACAGGTGCGTGATAAAGCGTGGGAACCGCCGCAAGTTCTACCCGATCCTGAACCGCAGGAAGGTTATGTTTTCCGGTGGATTAGGACGGCGACTCTCGGTCAGGCTGACAACGTGAATGCGTCGAAGCGTTTCCGGGAGGGATGGGAGCCTGTAAAGGCAGAAGACCATCCTGAATTGATGTTACAGTCTGACCACGACAGTAAGTGGGCGAATGATGGTAATATTGAGGTAGGTGGTTTGCTACTTTGCAAGACTTCTGTTGAGAACGTAGAGGCGCGTAATCAATACTACGCGGCAGCGGCAGCAAGGCAGGTCGAGTCTGTTGACAACAACTACATGCGCGAGAGTGATCCTCGAATGCCCAAACTGAATGAGTCGTCAACACGCATCTCCTTCGGACAGGGCAGGAAACCGGATTAGTCTCTTTGGTTTAATCTTTGTCCTAAGGAGAAATCGGTATGGCTACTACGGCTGCACCATATGGTTTCCGTCCCGTTGGCCTACTTGGAGGTGGTACTTGGTCTGATGCTGTGCGCCACATCAAGATTGCTAATAACTACGGAACCGCGATCTTCTACGGGGATGTTGTTAAGATCGTAAACACCGGCACTGTCGAGAAAGACACCGGGACGACCACGATGACGCCTTGTGGAATCTTTGTGGGTTGTAAATATACGGACCCCAACACGAACCAGCTAACCTTTAATCAGCAGTATCCTGCTTCTACTGCGGCTGACGACATCATGGCTTATGTCATTGATGATCCGAATGTCGTGTTTCAAGCTCAGGGTGACGCCTCTTTGGCTCAGACTGCTCTCGGCAACAATGTTGCTGTGGTTCAGACTGCTGGCTCCACCTCGATTGGAACGAGTAAGAATGCTATCGATTCGAGTACAATCGCTACCACGAAAACTCTTCCAGTTCGTATCATCGACTTTGTAGATGGTCCGAATTCCTCGGTGGGTGACTCCTTCACGGATGTCATCTGTAAGTTCAACTCTGGTGGTGATGCGACCGGCGATAGCTGTGCTTCTCATCAATACCAAGACACGACAGGAATCTAAGCAATGGCTATTTCAAGAGCACAAATGCTTAAAGAACTCCTGCCGGGGCTTAACGCTCTTTTTGGTCTGGAGTATGAAAAGTACGAGGATGAGCATACTGAAGTCTATGACACCGAGTCTTCGGATCGTAGCTTCGAGGAAGAAGTCGCACTTTCCGGCTTCGACGCTGCCCCTGTCAAAAACGAGGGTGCATCCATCTCTTATGATGTCGCGCAGGAGTCGTTTACTGCTCGGTATAACCATGAAACTATCGCGATGGGTTTCTCCATTACGGAAGAAGCTATCGAAGACAACCTTTACGATAGTTTATCGGCTCGTTACACCAAAGCTCTCGCACGGGCCATGTCTTATACCAAGCAGGTAAAAGCGGCTGCTCCGTTGAATGACGGCTTCGACACCTATCAGTCTGGTGACGGGGTTACGCTGTTCAGCACGGCTCACCCTCTGGTGAGTGGCGGCACTAACTCTAACCGTCCCGCGACGGCGTCTGACCTTAACGAGACCTCTCTTGAGGCCCACGTTATTCAGATTGCCAAGTGGACTGACCAGCGTGGTCTTCTTATCGCGGCTCGTCCGCGTAAGCTGGTGGTTCCGCCGGACCTCATGTTCGTTGCTACTCGCATTCTGGAAACGGATCAGCGGGTTGGAACTGCGGATAACGACATCAACGCGATCCGCACCAACGGAACGATTCCTGAGGGCTATTCGGTCAACCACTATCTGACGGACACGAATGCTTATTTCATCTGCACTGATGTGCCGAATGGAATGAAGCACTTTGAACGTGCCCCGATGACGACCGCGATGGATGGAGACTTCCAGACGGGTAACGTGCGCTACAAGGCGCGTGAGCGTTATTCGTTCGGTGTTTCCGATCCTCTGGGTATCTTCGGTTCACCCGGAGCTTCCTAATCGTGTGGGGGAGGGGGCAACCTCTCCCCCCTAACTTTTGTCCATGATGGCGCTTCGGCGCTGGTTCTAAGGAGGAACTGTTATGGCTACCACTCATTTTACGAATGGCGTTTCCAACCAAACTGTTGGCAACCCGCTTTACGATTACCCCTATCTTGATCCGTTCAAATACTATTCGTATGTGAACGATTTTTTCACTTATCACGCTGATGAGTGGACGATCACAACCACCGAGGGTGGTTCTGGCAACGCATCTGAAGCCCTAACGTCTGCTGCTGGCGGCGCTTTGCTTGTCACTAACGACGACGCTGACAACGACGCAGACTTCTTTAACCTCAAGGGTGAGAGCTTCAAGTACGTCTCCACAAAGCGGATGTTCTTCAAAGCTCGCTTTAAGGTTAGCGATGCGACACAGTCTGACGTTGTGATTGGTCTTCAGATCACCGACACCACGCCGCTTGATGTTACTGACGGGATTTTCTTCCAGAAGGACGATGGCGACACCAACATCGATTTCCACATTGAAAAGGACAATTCGGCAACCTCGAATTCTGCCGTTGGCACGCTCGCTGATGACACTTTTATCACAGTTGCGTTTGCGTATGATCCCAATGGCAACAGTGGTTCCGGGTCTGTCAGTGTATTTATCGACGACTCAAAGGTGGCTGAACAGTCAACGCTCACCAATGTTCCTGATGATGAAGAGCTTACGGTTTCTTTCGGTATTCAGAACGGCGCTGCGGCAGCCAAGACGATGACGCTTGATTATATCATCGCTGCGGTTGAACGGTAATTTGCGGTCTGGGAGGGGTTCGCCCCTCCCCACCTTTAGGAGATTGATGTGGCGGATGCAGTAAATGTAACCACCATAGAGGATGGGGAGCGTCAACTTGTTGTTCAGTTAACAAACCTTTCTGACTCTACTGGTGAGAGCAAAGTAACAAAGATTGACGTATCAGCGTTAAATTCAAATGCTGTCGGGGCTTCCTGTAACGAGGTACGCATTCAAGAAATCTGGGCGCAGGTCCACGGTTTTGACGGAGTCCAGCTTTGGTACGATGCCGACACGGATGTCGTTGCTTTTAATGCTGGAGTCGGGTGGACTCATCAGGACTACAGCAATGTAGGCGGCTTGAAGATGTACGGAACGAATGCTACCGGAGATATTCTTCTTTCTACGTTGGGAACGGAGGCATCTGGGGACGCATACGAAATCGTCATTCGGGCGGTTAAGTATTACGCTTAGGGGTAGGAGCTATGGCTTCTAAACCAAAGAAAAGACGCGGCACTGGAATGAAGGGCATGACCATCAAGGGTGGTCATAAACGTCCCACAAAGTCCGGTGCTGGAATGACCAAGAAGGGTGTTGCTAAATATCGCCGTCAGAACCCCGGCAGTAAGCTAAAAACGGCTGTTACAGGTAAAGTCAAACCGGGCAGTAAAGCAGCGAAGCGGCGTAAATCTTTTTGCGCCCGTTCTGCTGGGCAGATGAAGAAGTTTCCCAAAGCAGCTAAAAATCCTAATAGTCGTTTACGGCAAGCGCGTAAGCGGTGGAGGTGCTGATTCCCAAGAAGTTGAGGTCGAGCAAAAAAACCAGAAAGAAAAAGCGGAAATGAACGAAAGGCATCAATTCGTTTTTGATGATATCAGGAGTTGGTCTCACGAAGTTCTTGAGGTTCCAAACTCGCATTTGTCTGGTTTAAAGGCTTGTCCTTATGCGGAGAGTGCTTGGGCAAACAAGAAGGTTGATGTTCTGGTGGGCGAGGGTCCCGTCGATTTAAAAGATGCAATAGATAATTTTAACCCGATATCATTCGATATGGTCATTTGGGTTAATTTTAACCTGAGCAGGGTCGATCTCTGGGACCGTTGGGTTCAGTTGTGGAATAAGAAAAATATATCCCGAGATATTTACTTAATGTTGTTTCATCCGGGGTTTCCTCCATCTGAAGAAACCGAGGTGTTTTTGACGGACAATGAGTGGGAATCGGGTGTGGATGAAGATTATATGATGGTCTTTATCCAACCGTTAAGCGCGCTCAATAAAGCAAGTGTGGCGCTGGAGTCGATTGGGTATTATAATCATTTTGCAGACCATCTTTATGAAACTTTAGTTTTGGACAGAAGGAGATTGGGGGATGGCAATGGGTCGTAAGAATGGCAAAAAGAAAGTAATGATGCGTGGAGGAAGCAAAAAGAAAGTAATGATGCGCGGCGGCACTAAGAAAGTAATGATGCGCGGCGGCAGTAAACCTAAGAAGAAAAAGAAGTAACTAAATGGCGACCAGCGGAACATCAGATTTTACTCTGGACATCATTGATGTCTGTGAGGAGGCCTATGAGCGGGCTGGGCTTGAGATGCGTGGTGGATACGATCTCAAAACGGCCCGACGCAGCCTTGATCTTATGTCTTTGGAGTGGATAAATCGCGGCCTCAATCTCTGGACTATTGAAGAGGGTACGCAAACCCTTACCGCCGGTACAGCGACCTACTCATTCCCCGCTGGCACTATTGATTTTCTTGAGCATCATATTCGGACTGATGCGGGGGATACAAATACACAGGCCGATA